TGTTGTCCTGCGGGTGGACGTTGCGCGCGCTGTTGAGCGCCGCACGGATGAAGCTGCGGCCCATCTGGCCCCAGGTCGGACCTTTCCTGGAGTGCAGGCCGACGTTCGACCACAGCTTGCGTTTGGCGAAGGGGCCGCCGGTGACGACGAACTCGCACGCGAGGTACACTGCGCCGGTGTCGAACGACTCGGTGGCGTAACCGCCGGTCCAACCCTGGCTGTGGTCGTCATGTCCACCGGGTTTGATGGTCATGCGCAGGGGAACGATGGTGCCCTTGGGGATCAGGTCGAATGAACCGTGCTGGGCGTCGGCATCGTTGAAGTCGTTCCAGTTGCTGGAGGTATCGGTGTTCATGTGATTTCCTTCAAAGAGAGGGGTTCTGTGGTGCGGGCGTGTCCTGGCCCAGGCACTTGGCGATGAGTTTTCCGAGGTCCGGCTCTTCGATGGCTTCCAGCCGACCGCTGCGATCCTTCGAGGGATAGCCGAACGGGTTGTCGGCGCGGGTGACGAAACCGCGGAAGCTGCTGCCGTCATCGGCCTTCAGGATCGCGAGCGTTACGACCTCGTCGAGCACGCCGGGCAACTCCAGCGCGGTCTTGCTGCCTTCCAGTTGCAACTGATAGAAGCGCCGGTTGAAGTCATCGGTTTTTTCCTCGAGGATGGCGACGTAGATGACGTGCTTGTCCCGGACGTGCTGCAGGTGCGTGAGCGCCGTGATCATTTCCTGACCCAGGAGGCCATACGCGCCCCGGCTGTCGGGCTTGCCGGTTTTGTCGCTGAAGGCCTGCGGCTGGGTCTTGCACCACGCGAAGCACAGGCGCGAGAGCACCGTCAGGCTGTCGACGAAGTAGGTGTCGTACTTGGCCAGCTGCGCCGGGTCACCGAACTTGGTGCAGACATGTTGGAAATGGGGCTCGGAGAACGCCTGCTCGGCGCTGGCGGTCGGCATGGGTCCGGCCAGGAACACCACCAGATCCCGGAACTCGGGCCAGGTGCGCGGACGCACCGTGTCCCCGGGCCAGTCCCGCACTGACAGGTCACCGGCTTCGAGGTCGACGAACAAGGTGGCGTCCGCTGGGAGCGTCTTGATCTGGGTGGTCTTGCCCACGCCCGGAAAGCCGACCAGCCCGACCTTGGCGCTGTGCCGTTCCTTGAGCCGTTCTTCGGCTGAGATGATGGGCAGTCTCATCACGCCACCTCGCGAATCACTTCGGTCACGGCTGGATTCCAGAGGATCTGGTAACCGGAGTGCCCGTGACGCGAGAACGGCAGTGCCTCGGCCCACTGCTGGCCGGGGTCCGTCAACTCCCACTCGTTGCGCTCGTTCTTGAACTGGAAGCCCAAAGACTGCAGCCGGGCATTGATGGCACGGGCCGACAGGCCGACCCGTTCGCCGAGTTGGGTCGGGTTGAGGCTGCAGATCGGCTCGTCGGCCGCCGGCAGCACCTTGCGCAAAGAGTCGACAGCCAGACCGGTGTTCTCGTGGATCACGGTCAGGGTCGCTGCCATCGCGATGCCGGGTTTCACGCCGGGCACGCGGGAGATCGCCTCGCCGATGGACAGAATGGCATTGACTTTGTCGTGTGTCGGCGCTGGCAGCGAGGCGAAGGGCCCTGCCGATGCATAGGCCCCAGTCTTCCGGATGGACGGCAGAACCTCATGCGTGACCCAGCGCTTGAACCGCTTGGCTTCAGGTTTGCGGCTGCCAAGCACCAGGTTGAACAGCCCGGACTCGTTGACCACGGTCATCTCCTGTGGTCCGCCAGGGGTGTGAATTGAACTCACACCCTTTTCATCGTCATCCAGGCGCTCCAGCGCTTTACGATCGAGGCTCAGTGTGGACAACACGTCGGCCCCTACAAACAGGGGTTCGCCCTTGTCACTCATGCAGATGCGAACGTTGTGGGACTCGAAATTGAAAGCGACGAGCTGGTTCATTTCGTCACCTCCGCGGCGATCGCACCGACGGTGTCTGCGCCGAGGCAGCCATGATCACGGGCAAGGGTGTAGAGATTGTCCAGTGCGCTGCGACGTCGGTGGATGGCGAAACCCTCCGCGCTGAGCGCCTGGATGGCGAAAGCCACTTCATCCAGGGTTGCGTCGACCAGCGGCTTCGCGACGGTGTTGCCGTAGCGGTCCTGGTAACGTAGCGTCGTGGACAGATGCTCGCCGGCGTAGAGGCCGAGCTTGGCTTGGAGGGATTGGTACACGGTCGGGGTTGTCATGCTGGGTTCTCCTGTACGAGGACGAGGTGGTAGCTCGGTTTGCCGGGTTTGACGGTGCGGGCCAGCGCGAACTGCTCCTTGAGCGCCGGCGGCCAGTTGAGAAAGCGGGATTCGGAGACCGACAAATCGACGTCCATGTAGTCCCGGACGCGCTCGCCGGCCGCGACAATCCGCTCGGCAATGACGGTCAGCTGCTTCTGATCCCAGCTAACCCGTTTGGGTAGCTCGAAATTGATCCTCAGCGGGCCGTCAGTGAGGTTGGTCGTGCCAACGTCGCGCCCAGATTCCACGAGCGCCTGGCGCGCCTGTTCGCCGAAACGCTGTTCCAGGGCAGCGTCGACTTTCGTGCGAGCTTTCCTGGCCCAGGCGATCAGTTGGTCGAGCTTGGCATCGACCTCGTGAAGCTGGTGATGGGGCAGACTTGCCAGTTGGCCAACGGACAACTCATTGAGGTGCGCTGGGAAAATCGTCAGATCGCTCATGGTCGACTCCCTCACGCGTAAGCCCGAGCCGAGGTCGAGTGGCGTGAGACGCGCCGCTCGAAGGCTTCGACTTCGGAGATGAGGTAGGTGACCCGGGCGCCCATCTTGCAGAAGACGGGGCCGAGCTGTTCCTGTCGCCAGCGGCGCAGGGTCTTGACGGAGAGCCCCCAGCGGGTGGCGAGCTCGTTTTCGTCGAGGGCGATGCGTGTGGCACCGTCCTGGCGTGGCCGGGAGGGGTTCCGGCGAGGTGGAACAGAGGGGACTTGGTTTTGCATTTGGAGCACTCCTTTGGTTGAAGTGCTCCTATTTCCTCGTATACGAGCCTGCGATATTTCGCGGTGATCTCGTAGAAATTACGCAGAAATTACAACGCCCTGATCGTCAAATGTTTTCCGCTTCCTTGGCGAACGTGCTGGCGTGGTCGACGGCGGGTTGGTGATCGGGTAGGCCGATGTTGAGTTCCCACGACCGAGGCTTGTCGTTGCCATCAGCGCCCCGGATGTAAGTTCGCCACTCTGGAGCGCCTCGAAAGAACTCATTCATCGACCGAATCGTCACGCCGGCACTGACTTCCAGTTGAACCTTGGAGCGCTTCCGATTGCGCGACCCCCAAGCGTCGACGAGAATTTCGACGACGTCGACCCAATCTCTCCTCGTGAGCGCCCAAGGTTCGGGCCACGGGCCGACCAACAATGCGTTTTGTGCGTCATCCTTGACCAGGCAAGGGATGTCCATCACGACGGCCGCAGCAGTCTGCCTGCGGCCCACCTCACTCTCGACGCGAGACAGGTCGAGCGAGACTTCGCCGTTTTCCTCCTGCACCAGGGCATCCAGGGAAATAACGATGCCCGGGCCGAGAAATCGGCGGGAAGACCCCGTAGTCGTGGTCACGACAATCGTCAGACCCAGGTTCGAGCGCCGTAGCTCGGCATCCATCTTGTCAGCGTGCTTGGGCTCCCAGAGACGCGAAACCAGAGCAACAGGCAGTCGCTGATTACCCATGCGATAGTTGCCGAGCAGGAATGGTTCCTCCTCATCCGGAGTAAGAGGCGTGTCCACCAACTGCTGCTTGAGCAAATGATCCAAACGTTCGCGCAGATAGGACCGGTCAACCGAATACCGGCAGAAGTCGCCTTCGGAAAGATCAAAGCGTGCCCCCGAAAGGTCGTCCTGTGCCCAAGTGCTGGTGCTGTTGAATTGCACTTTAAGGCGGCGAAAGCCCTGTCGACCCTCCTCGTCCTCGACCGGCACGGTGATGCAGTTGCCGGGCGCCTTCTTTTTCAGCAGCCCCTTGCTGACGAGAGCGGCGGTTGGCAGTTGCAGCATCGACAGCAGGTGCCCATCGACCTCGTCGAAGCCCAGGTCAAGCAATTGCATTTCTGCGCGGAAAAGCGCCAGGTTCGCGCCGACCTTCGCTGGTTGCACGCGCTTCATCACTCCCAGCGACGTTAGAATGTCTTCGCCACATCTGCGCAACCGTGGATCTGGAAGTGTCAGCAGACTGCAGGAGCCACGCTGCCCGACTGAAATGTCGAGCGCACGCGACTCCGCATCGCCGTCGAATCGGATCACGAACGACAGCTTTACCTCGTAAACGGACCGGCACAGGGTCAAGGGGTTACGCTCGCCGAAGTGCTCGGTGGAGACGCCCCAAATGTTGTCGTTGCCAACCAGTGACAAGCTCATGCTGTGTTGCGTATGA